CTTCTAAACTTGAAAATTGATTATAAAGATCTTGTAGTGTTTCTTTTATCGTCTTGGTGGTCACATATCTATTAGGTAAATTTCCATCGTCATCTAAAAAAAGACGCATAAAATCGTCTGACATAGGATTCGCTAATGTATTAATCTGAGTCAGTAGTAGGGTTATTTTTACTTTCATTGTTTTTCTCAATATTTTGTTGTATCTGCTCTCTAATGGAATCTAAAATTTGCATTTGCGATTTGGCCTTACTATGGGCGGCAAGTGCTTTTTTAAATTTACTTATAGCATCAGGTTGTGTTTGGTCATTTAGTATCATATTCATCTCAAATGAAGCTAAGTCAATTTCAGATTGTACAGAGCTAATTACAGCTTTTAATATTTCCATATAAAAATCCTTATTTCAGTGCCCAAGCTAAACCATTAAAAACTTGTGCTAGTTTATTTTTTTCTTCTTGTGTTAGCTCATGATTCTCCTGACCAACTATGTCAGACATAAGCTTTTGAATACCTTCTGAATACCCAGTATACTTGCCCCTCAGAGTCTCCCCAAAAAATATCTTTGCGGCCTCAGTGTATACATCGTTTAATTGTTGGGCATCTGCTGGGTAGTCTCGAACCCTCTCTGAAAAAATTTTGTTAAAGATACAAAGATTTAACCTATCTTTAGTATCGGTAACAAGAGAGGCAATACTTAATACTTTTTCTTTTATTTCAGGAGTCGGTTCGTCTATGTTTATCTCTACAGCCGGTCTAACATCAGGAACGATATCAGGAATCCCTTCCTGAATCTGTACCCAAAATAATCCAACTACAACAACTATCACGCCTATTATAGTTCTGATTTGCACGTATTCTCCTCCGTATAAGTTTTTGGATTATTATTATCTTCCCTAACCTTTACCAGTAAGGGAAAAACTTTTTCAAGTTGATCGCAAGCATCTAAGAGATTTTTACTCTTGCAAGACTCGTAAAGACACTCCCACTCGCAAACTATGTTCGTTAGAGCGTGTGAGCTACTGTCTTTAGGTGTGTTATTAATTTTTGGCATCGGTATCCTTTTGAAAAGATCAACCACATTGGGCAATAACAAAAATAAACCGCACCCAATTAAAATCCACTGAAAAACACTTAGCTGCTTAAAAAATTCCAACATTTAAAAGTCCTCAAAGTAGTATCACTTGGTTTCTCTTACAGTATCTCCAATAACCCAAGCGACAACAATAGTGATAACGCCAACCATTTGTTCTTGATTTAGGGTGATTCCAAACAGATCGCTAGCACAAACCGCAGCTAGCCCAACGGCAGAAACCCAAAAACGTCTAGAAGTCAACAAAGATTTCCATTTACTCATAACTAAACTCTCCAAAAAAGGTTAAAAATGGGAACAACTGTTCCCGTTAAATGTTAGTCACCTGAAGAAGTTTCCAAAGATTCTTCTTCTAGGTATTACTCTATAAATAGTAGGACTCTCAAAGGAAGGTACTTCTTCCGACTTAGAATCCTCGCTATGGTAAGGACATGGCGTTACATGGCCATCTCCCTGTATTATTTTTCCAGTACCTTCGCAGATGCACTTTTCAGGATCTGGATCAGGACCGGTAGGTCCGTCGTCTGGAACGTCTGGCTTTTGATCAAACACTATACTTTCTGCTTTATCAAAAGACTCTTTTACTGTACTTATTATCTTATTGACTTCATCATTTGTCAACCCGTTTGTAGATTTAGCTGAAAAAAATATGAAGCCAATTATGACTATAATGCCTATGATGGCCTTTTGTTGTATTTTCATTAGAAAACATCTCCTATACTCCACTCTATTTTACGCGAGGGAAAGCCTTCTACATTGCTAAAAACCCAAGCACCACCACCAGAGAGCATCCCTCTAGCATCTCTTTCTCTAACCCAGAAACTTCCGTCTGGCTGATCGTGGACTTTTGGTCCAGAATTCCAGTTGCCCCAACTATTTTGTATTAAAAATAAAGTTTCGTTGTATCTTTTTCTAGTGTCGTCACAGCCAATCCATGCCATAGCATGTGACCAGCCCTTACCTTTTGCAGCTATTCCTTTTGAATCTCTACGACTTGAAAATCCATACCCAGAGCAAACCGATATAGAATATCCATTGGCCAGAGCGTCTCTTGCCTCTTCTATAGTTCTTATATTTGATATAGTTTTTATCGGATGTTTATTCGCTTCGTCTTTATAAATACTCTCAGGTATACTTAGATTAGCACCTAAAGAGGAGTTATATTTAGAAAGATCAACAGATCCGTAATCTTTTCTTATCAGCAGCCCTCCTGTCTTATTAACATATCTAGCAGCTTGGGTGCATGTCATTCCTTGTCCTCTGTGGCCTCTGGATTGATATATCGCCTCACAAGCACCTCTTTTTCTGAATTCTTCATTTTCGCCTTTGATGTCTATTTCTACGGCTCTAGTGATATCAATCGCGTTTCTTGTGGCGTGGGACACACAATCTCCTGTGGTTTGTCTTTCATAAGGACCAAACGCAGGATCAAACTTCAACAGAGATTTAAAAGGTAAGCTTAGTTTTCCTTCTCCGTCTCCATACAGACTATAGGCCGCTGCTCCAAAAACAGGCATGGGTAATTCACCCATCAACCTAGACACATCTTCCGGATCGCACACAGAGCCAACAAAACCATCCCGATAATGGTTCAATATTTTTCTTGGCGTTTTAAAATTAGAGTCCATTTAATAACTCCTTTGCTGAGTTTTCCCAAGTAAATTTATTAGCAGTATCTATACCGGCAGTATTCTGAGTCCACCCGTCATTTTTCCTTTTGTGAAAATCCCTCATGTGTTCAATTAATTGACACTTTTGTGGCTCCAGTAAACTAGCCCATTCTCCATGTGAACCAGAAAAGAAAACTCCATCACTAGCGTTTTCAAGGCTGTCAATCTCTATTAAAAAAGAGTTGTCTTTATCGCAAAATTCAGTGTGTGCTGAGTAATTCGTAGCTATAACAGCCTTGCCGCACGCCATCATTTCTAGTAGCTCTAGATTCCAGCCTTCCGCTCTAGCGGGGAAAACGCCACAATCTGCTTGAGCCATTATACTATACACATCTTTATGGGTCTTCTGTCTTGGAATAATTCTAATCTTATCTCCAAGTGGAGAACTTTTATATAGATCTATCCATTGCTTATTCATCTCTCCAATAAACGGGTTTTCGCACATCATCCATAATTCAACATTATCTCCGGGTGAAAAAGCTCTATTAAAACACTCTAGGAGTATATCGTGGCCTTTTCTTTTTTCCCATTTTCCACAATTAAAAAAGACTGTGTTTGGACGCTTTAGTTGTTTAGGAGTAAACAAATCAATATCAACTCCTAATGGCACGACATGGACTTTATCACTTGTAAAAGAAGTTTGGTTTACTACTATATCTTTTGCCCATTTAGAGCATACGAATATGGAGTCGCAGTGCTCCATGCTTCTCTTTTCAATTTTGCTGAACTCGGTTAATTCAAATATAGGAAATCCAATATGTTTAACTTTTCCAACGTGAGAATGTAGGTCGTTTTGATGCCATATTTTAACAGAAGGGTAATTATTCTTACCTTGATTGTCAATACCCGAAGCAATAGATTCATTTGTAAATTCGGGTTGAGATATAGGATAAAGGGCTGTGGACGGATGAAGTTTATATATCTCTTTATAAATATTGTATCCAGCAACCCCATATCCTAAATTGTTTATAGGCGTAGTTAAGTTTATCAATTTATTCCTCTTTGTTACGTCTTCAATTATTAGTTAAATTACTTTATTCCACTACCATTGATGTTTTGCATTTCAATTTTAATATTTGCGTTGTGCTCAATTATTTCTTCATTTACTCCCTTTAGTTCTTGTGCGAATTTACGTCTTTGCTCTTTCCATATCTTTTCTTGGCCCTCGCAGAGTCCGATCCTACTCTTTAGATGGTGCCTTTCGTTTATAAGCTTGTCTCTCTCGATTCTAAGCTCTATAACCTTAGTGTACTTGCCAGATGGAAGCATGTTCATT